AAGAAAAGATTTATTGGGGCGTTGTTTGGGTTGGTGATGAAGATCATCTTTCTTGGGTTGAATCTTTCGAAGAATCTAGCCCTTGGGTAACAGCTCGCTATGCTAAAACAGCAGGCGAAGTTAGAGGTAGAGGGCCAGCATTGCAGGTTCTTCCAGATGTACGCTCATTAAACAAAGCTAAAGAGTTTTCATTAACTAAAGCTGCTATTGATTTATCTGGTATATGGACTGCCACTGATGACGGTGTAACCAATCCTTATAACTTGCGAGTTAGTCCAGGCATAGTTATTCCAGTAGGTTCAAACAATACTAGTAACCCATCTATCTCAAGGCTTGATACTTCTTCAGACTTACAGCTATCACAGTTTGTTATGGCTGACTTACAGAATACTATCAAGCAAGCTTTATTTGGTGATATTAGAGAGCCTAGTGATTCGGTAGTAAGTGCAACACAATTCTCTATTGAATCACGCGAACTAGCTAAGAGAATAGGTTCAGCATTTGGTCGATTACAAACTGAAGCATTAATCCCAATTCTTAAACGTGTTCATTGGATATTAAAGCGAAGAGGTTTAGTTGATCCCATTACTATTGGCGGCGTAGAGGTAGCGATTAAGTTCACTTCACCACTAGCTAAGACTCAAGACGCTGAAGATTTGCTTTCTATTCAACAAGCAGTTGAGTTCACAATGAACTCAGCCGGTGAAGATGCTGTTCAGTTAGGATTTAAGCTTGAGGACTTTGGAAGTTATGCCGGTAAAAAGACAGGTATGCCACAAGAGTTACTAAGGAATGAAGCTGAGAAGGCTGAAATGGCACAAGCAGCACAACAAGTAGCACAACAAATGCAGCAAGGAGCGCCAACTGATGAGCCTGTTTGATTTTGATACTCAAAAAGCACAGGAAGAAGCAGTAAAGTCAACTCAAGAGAAAAGGGAGAAGGTATTAAAAGTAGCTAAAGCCTACGCTAGATGCTTTGCGACTGATGAAGGGCAGGTGGTGTTACAAGACCTAACTGCCAACTTTATCTATAACAACGATACAGCATTTGAATCTCAAAACATTAACTACGAAGCCGCATACCGTAACGGCGAGGCTGGATTAGTTAAGTTTATAATAAGTAAGATAAGCCAAGTGGAGCGCATACAATGAACATAGAAGAATTAAGGGTTAAAGGTAAGGAGCTTGGCATTAAGCAAGCTATGAACATGAAGGAGGAAACCCTTTTAAAGCGTATAGAGGTAGCTGAGAGAGCGCCTGCACTTAGGGAAGTAGCCACTAAAATCCCATTAATGGAAAAGAAAGAAGTTAAAGCTGAAGTAGATTTAACCGACAAGCTTAAAGTAGTTAGTGGCGTTGAGCTATCTGAATTAGATAAGATATTCCTCAAGGGACTCAACTTTAATTCAGAATGGCTTGCTTCACTAGCTAACCAATATGACTTTGATAAGTTCCAATACCTGCACAAATTCAGGGCTTTCAGGTGCTATCGAGGCAATATGCATGTTGAATGGATCAGCGTTAACGACCTTTCGTTATTAAATGGCGGTAGACCATTGTGTGAGATTCTATTAAAGCACACCCCATTGTCCGACAAGAGACAAATAATTAAATATAACTGGCGTTAAGCCTTAATAAGTGGAGATAAACAATGACTGAAGAAAATAAAGAAGCACCTGCAGAAGATACAAGCAGCCTATTAGAAGAGGCTGCACCGACTTTATCGGAGGGTGAGTTCTTTTTATCTGAAGGTATCAAAGGGGCTGGCGATATTCCTGAGTGGTACAACAAAGATAAGTATCAATCAATATCAGAGCAAGCCAAAGGTTATTCAGAATTGCACAAACAATTTGGGTCATTCACTGGTGCGCCTAAAGATGGCTATTTATTGCCAGAAGGTGTAACTAATGAAGATGCTTTGGTTGCTGAAGTTATTAAATTTGGTGAAGAAACCAACTTACACCAAGCAGGCATGGAGAAATTATTAGATTTAGCTATGAGTCAAGCCGGTGTTACTGAAGAAGTTAGTGTAAAAGCTGAGTTAGCAAAGCTAGGTGATGATGCTTCAAACCGAATTAAGACGGTTGAAAACTTCCTTCGTAATAAACTTGGTGCAGAATACGAAGCAGTAATGCCGCTAGTTAGTAATGCTGACAGTGTTATGTTAGTTGAAACCTTAATCAAAGCTACTCAACCGGCCAAGCTACCTATTGACGGTAATGTTGAGCCTGGTGGATTAGAGTGGAAAGACATTGAAAGCGAAATGTTCAAGAAGGATGATAACGGCAATTTATTAAGATCAGTTGACTCAAGCCACGAAGCTAAGATTCAGAGAATGATGAAAGAGTTCGGTGGTGATAGGATGCACAGCGTCACAGTTGGCTAATATTTGCATAAGTTGGTCAATCTCACTATAATATAGTTATTCAGACACCTCGAAAGAGCCTGATAAACAATCAAGGATTTAACTTGACCTCGTTTATCGGGCTACTCAACAATAATCCTCTAGTAAGAAAAAGATTAATTCCAGTTGGAGTTAGTTTAATTATTTAACTTATCTTTTGAGGGTAATCAAATGAGTAAGAATCTATCAAGCGTTGCGGTTATCGAGTTTGACTCGATGGTTAAGCAAGCATATCAAGGCGTAGGCATTTTAAAGCCGTGCGTAACGTTGCGTAATAACGTAACAGGTGACACATATAAGTTCCGTCGTATGGGTAAAGGTTTAGCGAATCAGAAATCAACCGCTGATTTAGTAACCCCTATGGACGTAGCGCACGAGTTCAAAGTGGCAACTCTAGGTAACTGGAATGCTCCTGAGTACACTGACATTTTTGACGCAGCAGAAGTTAACTTTGACGAAAAGCAAGAGTTAGCAGACGTTGTTGCTGGTGCAATTGGTCGCCGTTGTGATCAAATCATCATTGATGCTATGGATGCAGCTACCCCATTAACTACTACAGTTGATGCTGGTGCAGCTAACCTAGGAATTGCTCAGTTTATTAGCGCTAAAGTTGAATTAGTAGCTCAAGGTGTTGGTAGCTCTGATCTTTATGCTGTTATTGAATCTGGTGGTCTAGGTGGTTTATTGAATGATGAGAAAGCTTCAAGTGCTGATTATCAAACAATAAAAGCTCTAGTTAACGGTGATATCAACTCTTTGTCTGGTTTCCAGGTTAAGGTTTTAGATGACCGTGACGAAGGCGGATTAACTGAAGCAGCTAGCAAACCTGATGCATGGTTCTTCCATAAAGCGGCAGTAGGTATGGCGGTTGGAATCGATATGTCAACAGAAATCGATTGGGTTCCTGAGCGTACTTCTTGGTTAACTAACGGTAAATTCAAAGCGGGTGCAGTATGTCGCGATGAAGGCGGCTTGGTTAAAGTTCAATACACTAAAACAGCTTAGGAGGCTTATCATGGCATTTGCAAGAGCAGGTTTATCTCGAATTGGTTCAGGTACAGGCGACGCGCCTTCTATCTGGTCATATTCAAGCGCAGACGCAATAGCAACAGTTAATACTGCGGCTTATTTCAACGGCGCATCAGCAGAGTTAGGTATTAGAGATATTATTCTAGTAACTGATACTGCTACCCCGACAGCTCACTGGTGTATTGTTTTAACCAATGCGGCTGGCGTAGTTGACGTTTCAGACGGTACGGTTATTGCTGAAACAGATATTGACTAGTAATAACTAGCCCCTTAATTGGGGCTTTTCTTTAATTTATTAAGGTGATCGCGTGGCTTCAAAAATAGACCTGATTTCAAATGCGTTAATCCTTATTGGCGACAACTCAATCAACAGCCTTACTGGTAACAGTCGAGCAGCTCAAGTTGGGACTAGCCTTTATGATAATATCGTACAAAACGAACTAAGCAAACATAGATGGGGTTTCGCTAGACGAAAGGCTCAACTATCACTAACAACAGACACACCACTTGATAACGACTATAAGAGCGTTTATCAACTACCGCCAACAATGTTAACGCTAATCAAGATCAATCCAAACGTTGACTATCAAATCTATGGCGACAAACTATATACAAATTTATCCCAAGCACTACATTGCGACTATATAGACAATGTAACCGAATCTGAATGGCCTGTATACTTCTCTAAAATGATTGAGTACGCCTTAGCAATGGACTTTGCTAGTGCTATAAGAGACTCAGCAGCTTCAGCCGATAGAATGGCAGCACAATACGCCAACGCTTCTAGAATGGCTAGATTTACAGATTCACAGCAACACCCACAGACAGCAATAGTAGATAAGCCCTTTATAAATGTGAGGTTCTAGCATGGCTTTTGATAATGACGACCTTTCACTTGTAGGAGCTGCAACTGGCGATATGCCTGCAATATACTCTTACTTTACAGAAGATTCCTTAACTAACGTCTTA